AGTCGGGTCAGTTGACTGGGAAGCAGAGAGGTTACACAGGGTGCAACCTAATACATGCAATATAAATGCGGGCATCATTTATAAAGAAGCTACCAGCCTATTTCAGAGGTTATTATCGCTAAACAGCAAGCCACAAAAGTCGTCTTGGGATAGCTATTGGGCAGGCAGATGGCAATGGTCACCAACAGGAGCTTACCATTCTCAATATGATAGTGATAACCAGTATAAGGCAAAGTCACGTTTACTGAGACATAAATTCTTCGCCTTTAACAGGATGCCAGACATATCGTTTGATGAGATGATCAGTAGGAAACCTGAAATAGTAGCCTGGCCCTCAGTGAAGTGTGAGTGGGGCAAGCAGCGTGCTATTTATGGAGTTGATGCGACTAGCTTTATAATTAGTGGCTACGGATTTGCAGGTTGTGAGGAAGCACTGAGTGCTCTATTTCCAATTGGGCCTGCGGCTACTGAGGACAATGTAAGTAAAACAGTTAATGAAGTGCTAAGGAACGGTGTTCCTTATTGTTTTGATTACGAGGATTTCAATTCGCAACACACACACGACAGCATGCAGGCAGTACTGTCGGCATACCGTGAGGTTTTCAAGACAAAACTTTACAAAGAACAGATTGCGGCCATTGACTGGACGATACTATCTATACACAATAGTAGGATATTGGCCGAGGGTGGTGATTACACTACTCGTGGTACCCTGTTATCAGGGTGGCGGCTAACTAGTTTTGTAAATACTATACTTAATTATATATATGCACAGGTGGCACTACAAGGAACTGGGATGGTCTCAACACATAATGGAGATGATGTCTTGGCTGGAGTAGCTACATACAAGCAAGTACAACAACTGCAGAAAGGCGCGGCCATTTACAACATACGATTTCAGAAGTCAAAGTGTTACTTAGGGGCAATAGCAGAATTTTTACGTGTTGATCACAGGGTTGGGACAGGTGCCCAATATTTAGCTAGAGGCGTTTCAACGTTTGTACACGGGCCTACCGAGGCAACGATACCTAATGATCTGTGTAGTGTACTCTCTTCAATAAAAACCAGAGCGCAGGAGTTAGTTGATCGAGGTGCATATATGGAGATTGTAAAATACTGTAAAATGTTACAACATAAGCACCTATGTACATTATGGAACATATCACTAGAAGAAATTAGTATTATAGAACGAACGCATGTATCATTAGGCGGGCTCAACACAAGAATAGTCCCTGGCGGATTAACATATAGGATAGAGCGAGTACAGCAACGTTACTTAACCGATGAAGACAGTTTAGACGACGCTAAGGCTGACTTACCGGGAGTACATGCTTACGCCAGAAAGTTAACGAGTGGCACAACGGGGGGATAGGCCAGTGTTGCACGACAAACTGATTCAGGCGAG